ATCCAGCTCCAGCTTGCCGGTGGCGAAATAGTCCAGGAAGAACAGGGGCTCGGCACCCTGGCACACAAGGTCATTGACGCACATGGCCACGAGGTCGATGCCAATCGTTTCCACATGGCCGGTGTCGATGGCGATGCGCAGCTTGGTGCCGACCCCATCGGTCGCGGCGACGAGGATCGGATCGGTGTAACCCGCGGCCTTCAGATCGAACAGCGCGCCGAAGCCGCCGAGCCCGCCCATCACGCCGGGACGGCCGGTGGCCTTCGCGGCGGGCTTGATCCGGTCCACCAGCGCGTTTCCGGAGTCGATGTCCACGCCCGCATCGGCATAGGTCAGCCCGTTGTGTCCCGTCGCCATGTCACGCCTCCCGCTTCGTCGCGGCCCCCATACGCGTTTCCGCAGGCCTTCGCAACAAAGCGCCCATGCTTGACCGTCCGGCCGCATCTGGTAGGCAGGAGCGGCTACGGGCCTGTAGCTCAATTGGTTAGAGCAGGGCGCTCATAACGCCTTGGTTGGGGGTTCGAGTCCCTCCGGGCCTACCAAACCCCATTGGTTTATCCTTTCTTTTCTGCATGTTGCGTGGATAGATTGGCGAACCTTTGGGGAAGGTTCACCACGGTTTGTTCCCGGTTTGGCCGGGAAAGCAGCTTGGAAAACGCCGCATCAGCCATTCCCTCGCGCAGCGCGGAAGCCGTGTATCGCTCGACTTCGGCAAGGGTCTTGTGGCCGGTGACAGCCATGATCTCATGCGCAGACGCGCCAGCCTCAGCCAAGCGTCGGGCGCACGCTTTGCGAAGACCATGGGAGGAACACTTGGCCAGCCCGGCCTTGTCGCACCACTCCCGCATCAGATTTCCCAATCCATCCGGAGACCGGCTCTTGCCGTATGCCGTGGCGAGGAAGGGCCGGTCGTTCGGCAGTTCTGCCAGCACGGCGGCCAGGTCAGGATGCAGCGGAATACTGACCAGGACGCCGCTCGTCTTGGCAGTCTTCTGACGGCGATATTCAAGCCGGTCGCCGCGCAGGTTCATCGGACCCAGCTTGACGGCATCGACACGCGCAGCGCCCGTGTAAAGCATCAGCGTCACGGCGCGATGCGCCACGGTGCCGGGTTCATGCACTTCAAAGAATCGGGCAATCTCGCCCTCATCCCATGCATGGAAGCCCTGCCCCTCGACCTTGTATGCTTTCGTCAAACGCGCGGGGTTCGCTTTGATCCAGTCAAGCGCAATGGCGTGATCCAGAAGCTGCGCAAGTCGCTTGCGAAGATTGTTTGCCGCAGAAGGTGTTTCCGACTTTTCGGCGAGGAAGCCCATGACATGACGGCGCTCCAGACGGTTCACGGGCTTGTCGCCATGCTTGGACCGCCAAGGCTCGATGACGCCGCGATAACTGCGCTTTGTCAGGTCGGCCAGCGCCCTCCATTCGGGCGACTGATACCATGCCGCGACCAGATCATTCACAGAGCCGGGGATAGACCGTGCGGCCCCCGCCCCCGACTTCTTGCCGGTCCTGTATTCCGCAAGTGCCGCCTCATAGCGGCGAACAAAATCATCAGACCCATAGGCGGTGCCAAGTTCACGCGAGAACCCGCCCTTGCGAAACCGCCAGCGCCGCTGCCCGTGCCGGTCGGTGTAAGGCGATGCACCAGGGAATTGGCGCTTGTATTTCATTGCTCATCCCATGGGTTCAGGTCGATTTCAGAGTGCGTGAAGGTCGCGGGGGAAACCGTGATGCGCTGCGGTTCGATCACGATCTGCGGCATGGGCTGGCCAGCCTCACGAAAGGCCTTCAGAACCTTTGCCAGATCGGATTGAGTGAAGGCAGCGCGGCGGTTTCCCATCAGTCCTCGGCCTCGATTTCAAAGGTGATGAGAGGCAAGGTCGCCTGGCTTGCTATCTCGCGTGCCAACGCGGTCAGATCAACAATTACCGCCGCCTTGGAACCGCGCAAACCGCCGTCCAATTTGCGCAGATCATCCGTGCGACCCATGATCGGTTCCTTGCGTCCCAAAGACGCAAAAAGCCAATTATCATCGCCGCTAACGCCGACAACGTGCCGTGACAGTATCTTCGATTTTTCGTCCCTGCTCACCTCGTCGCCGATAAACGCATATACGTCATCCCATCGAAGGAAGTTGGAGATAACCGGCAGTATCGCCAGACCGGCCAATTGCGCCGCCTGCGAAACCGGCAGCCCGGCCTGAGTCAGAGCCGCCAGCGTCGCAATCTCGATCAGGTCGTCCAGGTCATATTTTGCCCGTCCGCCCCCAGCGATTGAGCTCAGAAAACCACGCCGCCGCCAGTCGCGTTGCGTGGCCTGCGTGACGCCCGTGATGTGTTCGACCTCGGCGGAAGAAAACTGCCGCGTGGTTGCCTGGCAAGAATAATTGGTCATGTCGTCACCTCTGCGTGAGAGATACCACGTTTCCGGTTGCGTGGCAAGCCCCACGCTTTGTATCAGGTCGAATTGTCAGTGACGCCAGAGTTGGGTTGACGCTCACGCCGCCCTGTCACCTTCGCCCCAGTTGACCATGGTCAAAGCGCCATTGATCTCAGCCGGGGAAAGTTCCAGCTCCTTCGCCCGCCCCAGGCCCTCGATCAGTGCGCCGAAGGCCCGTGCCCGTCCGCCCACATCATAAGCTTGCAGCGGTCGCAGCGTGTCGATCATCACCTCGTTGCCGAGTTTCGCCGTCGCCTCCTCTGCCAAGAGCGCCGCAACAGGCTGCAAGGTCCACATCGCCAAATGCCTCTGCGCCTCGCGCACAAGCGGCCCCTGAGCCTGTGAATGGAACAAGGCAGGCAAGGCCCCAAACACGGCACAGATCGCCCCCCGAGCCGCTTCCAGCGTCTCTGCCGTCATGCTCCGGCTCAAGTCAGGCGACAAGTGATCCGGCCCTTTGCCAAGTTGCGGGTGCATCCCCGCCGCAGTAGCCTGCGCAACGCCCTCGACCACCAGCGTTGAACCCCGCCGCCCCCGGAACGCCCCGCGCAGCTTGTTCATGTCATCGGCGCTGCCATCGGGCATGGGAACGATCATCGACCCCAACGGCGCATCTTGGTAAACATCGCGCAGAGCCGACTCGACTTCGTGCAAAAGGCTTGCCGAGATTGCCGCCCGCCTCAGCGGTGCCTGCCCCGCCCATGGCGCGACCGCATCGGACGCAATGCGGATGTGCAGAACCTCAGCGGCAAGCGCGGTTTCGGTGCGCCCGCCCCCAGCCTCACTGATGCTGACGCGATAGGCGCGCGGAAGCCCGTCACGAGTGGACACGTCCCAATCAGAACAAGGGACAAGACCGGCCTCGCGGATCAGGAAAACAGCCTCACCACGAAACGCCAGGGAACGGGCAATCATGGCCATCGTGCGCCGGTCCAGTAGATCGGTGCCCTGCACATCAGACAGGGCGAAGGCCCCTTCCCAGAGGCTCACGCAGCTTTGGACCGTGGAAGTCAACTCCCCGATACCGCGCGCGCCGCTGATGTAACTTTCGCGCGCGCCGATGATTTCCGCCGTGAACCCGGACCCGCTGGACCGCTTCTCGACAGCCGGGGCAGTCCTTTTGAACAGCCATTCAAACATCACAGCCTCCACCGATTTAGAGGATTGAAGGCAGGCATAGAACCCCCCGCCTCTTGTCGGACGGCCTCGACCGTGGCGTCCTGATAAGCTGGCCGCACCACCAGAGACATTTCCACCAGGATTGCTTGCCGGATTGTGCGGATGATGGCCCGGTGCTGGCCCCTGTCGGGCCGGTCAGGCTCATCCTCGACCGTCTCCGCCTGTTCACGCGGAACAGCCCGTTCAGGCGGCAAACGGAAGCCCGGCGAAAGTCCAGTGGCGAGACCGGCCTCGACCTGCGCCACCGCATCCTGCGCATAGCTGGCGCGCAGGATCGCCGGGGTAATCGTCGCCGCGATGATCAGCGCCCCCGGCGTCTTGCGAAAGGCCAGGGTGCCGCTTTTCTTCGACGCCAAAACCCTGTCGAAGGAATGACCGGCCAAGAAATGAATATCGGTCTCAGGCTCATTGATGGTGTAGTCGAAAGCACCTTCCGCGATGATCTCCTTGACCGGACGCCCCGACCGCCCGCCATCGCTGAGAATGGCGGCGGAACCGTATGGGAAGCGCCCGGACAACCGGACGCCCCCGTCTTTCTCCCGGCGCAGTTCCAGCGCGCCGCACTCCGCTACGCCGCCGATCTCCATCATCAGGCCTGCCGCAGACCGGTGAGGATTTCGATTTGCGCCGGGCGCGCGACGGTCAGGTCCATCGTCGCCAGCGCAGTCAGCCGCAGCCCCCCGGACTGCGCATCGGTGAACGGATCGCGGATCACGTCCACCGCGCCCCAGGCCCCGACAAAGATCGGCGCAACGCCGCCCGCCGATGTGGTCAGGACAGCATTGGATGCCAGCGGGGAACCGGACGGAGCGGCAAGGGCATTGGACGACAGGGCGATATTGCCCGCGCCGATTGCCCCGATAAGGCGGTCATACTCGGACACAGCCGTCCCGCTGATCAGCACGCCGTCCATATAGGACCAGATTTCAGGCCGGATCAGCGCCCGGACAGCATCGGGCGAGGCAGCGGCATTTGCGGTCAGGAACCGCGTCACCGCCGACCGGAACGCCGCCCAGGTGGCGACCGCGCCGATTGCCGTGGACGTGA